TAATATATTGCGCCCCAAAAGTATTATGAATCCACCTATGTGTACTCATATCCATTACTATACCGTGACGCTCTTCAGCAAAAAACGTCATTTGACCACTAGGAGCAACGCCGCTATTCCAAGCAATGAAAGCTATTGGAACATCACTACTAAAATCAAACATTGTTGTTTTAGAATGTAGAGTATGAGTTGTAGCGTCAAAATGAATATAGTTAATTTGAGTAGCGTTAGGTATTGTTAAGCTTTCTGAGGTTGTTTTTGTTACCTTCAATCCTTTTGCATAAAAACTATATGAAGTTCCGGTAGGAGCTATTGTAAAAATATTACCACTAACACTAATAACACTATCAGTTCTATTAATAAATCCTTGTGGTTGTTGGCTATCAACATGAACTAGATTAGTTGATGCTATAGTATAATTGCCACTAACATCAGAAATTGAAATATCATAACCAGCAGTTATATTTTTAACCGGTAGTAATCCACTAACGCCGCTTGCAAAATTAGAAATGTCAGATACAACATGAGAATGACCACTTAGAGCATAATTGCCAGAAGGTTGCTTGCTATCCAAAGCCGTTTGCAATCCAGAAACATCGACTATTGAGTGTGTGTGGCTAAACAGTGCATAGTTGCCAGAGGCTTGCTTGCTGTCTAGGACTGTTTGCAAACCGCTTACATTAGATATAGAATGATTGTGATTGGCAGAATTTAAAGTTGTATTGTCTGGAAATTTAATGCTGCCACTAGTTGCTGGCAATGTTAACGTGCCATTTCTATTAAATATCCATTCCATCGCATTATTATCGGGCCAACCCACACCAATATAAATTTCACTATTATCGCCTATCTGTATATATTGTTGACCATCAGTGCTAGCAAGACCGCCAACTGATCCATATGGCGACACAAACCAGCTAGATCCATCTTGAGTCTGACCGGGATAACCTTTAGATATTATACTATTAGTAGGAGTTATCAAATTACCATTATTATCAAAATGCCATTCATGATTCCATGACGGATTAACCCCATCATTAGCTCTATAATTTGAAATCCATGTGCCATCATAAGTTGTCCAAAAATAAGATTCACTATTATTATTTGAATTTTCTATATAATTATATGGTGTGCCACTGGGACCAGAATGATACCATAATTCAACATAATTTGAACTTTTAATATCTATAGTATCTCCACCAACATCTAAAGTACTCATTGGTAAAAATACTTTACCGTCTGGTTTAAACTCCCATGTATTACCGCCACCGCCAACGTCGATTATAACTTTACCATTAGGATAACCGGCATAAAGACTAAGATCTCCACCTTTGTCATATCCGTTACCAGCATCTATATTGATAGATCCACCGCTACCAGCGTATTGATTTTCTGCGTTTCCAGCATATATTTTAATATCGCCGCCATCAAAATCAGAATTTCCTGCCCACAAATATATATCGCCACCCTCTCCAACTCCAGACCCTCTTTGGCCTTGTATGATTAATCTTTGAGAATTTGTATTTTCAGCAGGAGATGGCCCAATTATAACAGACTGATAATTATTATCTGTAAATTGTAATATTTGAGCATTTTGGCTTTCGCCATCACTCAAATCTATTAGTCCGGTTGTAAAAGTAATTCCCGATGGACCTTGTAATCCAGATGGTCCCTGTAAGCCGGATGGACCTTGCAAGCCGGATGGTCCCTGCAAACCTTGCAAGCCAGATGGACCCTGCAAGCCAGATGGACCTTGTAAGCCCTGCAATCCAGATGGTCCCTGCAAACCGGATGGACCTTGCAAGCCAGATGGGCCTTGCAAGCCGGATGGACCTTGCAAGCCGGATGGTCCCTGCAAACCTTGCAAGCCAGATGGACCTTGTAAGCCCTGCAATCCAGATGGACCTTGCAATCCCTGCAAACCAGATGGTCCTTGTAAGCCCTGTATACCAGATGGTCCTTGCAGGCCAGATGGACCCTGTAAACCAGACGGGCCGATAACACTACCAGCATTTACAACACTGTTATCCGTATATGTAATAATTAAATTTCCGCTAGAGTTTACTAAAGCACTATAAACTCCAAGGCCGCTTGGGCCAACGCTTCCAGATAATCCCTGTAGTCCAGATGGTCCAATTTCGCCAGACGGTCCAATAACACTTCCAGCATTTACTACGGTATTATCGGTATAGGTTAATATTAATTGTCCGCTAGAATTTACTATCGCACTTAGTATTCCAACTCCCCTAGCACCAATACGAACTCCAGTATTAGTTATCTCTACATTGGTGCCATTAATTTTAATAATATCTACATTATTTACATACTGCGATCCGCTAGTTGATACGGATAATATATTATTTGGAGATTCAATAATAGTAATGTTTGACATATTAACAATCTATTTTAGAAGTACCTAGACTATATCTACCAACAATAGTAACAATGCCATAAAGCACTCTACTAACTTCATTACCGCCACCAGAGTATATATCATCTGGAGATTGTAATTCTAAATCATATTTAGCATTACTAAATGTATATCCATTTGTTGTTGAGGCTGGTAACATTAAAGTTAATTTTCCATTTACCGCATCAATTTCAAATTTATATTTACTATAATCAGTATTAGTAGTTAGAAATTCATATGATGTATTATCGCTAGTTCTCCAAGTTAATCTAGCACACCACCCACTTAAATTTATAGGTTCATTATCTGGATCTTTATAAATAAGTGAAAACTCAAAAGAGGTTCCTTGTTCTATTGGAAAGTCATATTTTGCAGCAGCCATTTTAGCCTCTCGTTAATTAAATATTTTCTTCTATATAAATACTAATTATGTTTCTTCTATATTTATCTATATTCATATTTTCTAAATTAATATTTTTTAAAGTTAGAATATCTATGAATTCTTTTGGAGTTTGTTTCTTAGATACTAAAATTTCGCTTATAGACTTAGTATCAACATTTGATAATATTGGAATATTTGTTAATACGTCTAATTTTAATTTCTCTAAATCATTTACTTGAGCTTTAGTAAGTTGTCTTAGATTTTTTTTATTTTTATGATTTAGATAAGCATTAGTTAGTACTTCAGATATATTGTCCCAAGCTTCTTCAGCCCACACAACTAATTCGGCCACTCCCGGCTGTGACTTGGGCTTTGCTACTCTTTGCTTTCTAGGAGATGTATCATTAGACTCTGGTGGCCTACCATTTGGATTTGATGGTACTGGTTGTTTAGCACCTCCACCGCCACCAAATGGTGATGGTGATTTTGGTTGCATTAATATATCTTTTGGTATACTAGACTTGATTCCAACATCAGAAGGTAATACTTTACCACTTTGTAAAGCAATTTTTTCAAGATTGTCCTTATGCTGTGGAGTGTGATATGGGCTTGCTTTCTTTGGATTTTTATCATCCTGCCTATCAGATACTTCTCTTTGTAGTCTAATTTTTTCTATTTGTGGAATTTCTTTAAATCTTTGCAGTAGAGTTTCTTGGCTAATAATATCTCTATCTGCTAATTGTATTAATAGATTCTTTTCTGCTGCCTCGTCTGATAAACTCATTTGATCAAACTGAATGTGCGCACGATATCTAAATCCCATTGCCTGTCTTACTATTTCTATTTCCTTTTCCCAAAACTTAGTAAGTAAATCTCTTCCGTATTGTAGTCTTTCAACTAGAGTTTTTAAGGATATAAAGTTATTAGTAAAACCGCCGCCATTGGTAGCCATGCCAGTTAACGTTGGTGGTACTCCAAGTCCAGCGTATATGCTGTTTAATACCGAAGTATATTTTTCTGACCCTAAGAATTTATATACTTCACTATTCGATTCTTTAAAAGAAAGCTCTGGACCCCAAACCAGTTCCATTGTTCCACCACCAACATTACTGGCTAAAACATTTCTTAATTTATTAATAGCATTTTTATTTGGTAAAATTTTATGCTCAAGATTACCAAGAGTCCAAAGTCTAATATTAGATATGGCACCATCTAATGCCGATAGATCTGCTAGCCTCATTTTCTCTAACATGATAATATCATCTAATATGGCATAAATCATTGGGTTGGCCCACTGTAGCCAATCGTCTTTTTTATAATGAAATACACTAACTCTACTGAGATCTAGTGGGACTTCTTTTTGACCATTTTTCAAACTTTGTTTAATATTATCTGGTAAACTATTAACAACGTTGTCTGAAATATCGCCATCTGTAAATCTGTCAAAAAATGCGCCCAAGTTTACGGTGTACGTTGGTGTTCCTAAGAATATTGCTAATTGTCCATCTTTTAATTTAACAGTTAGTGGATTAAAGAAATTATACCTCCAAGGTATAACATTCTGTTGCATATTTGGAACTTCTACCTTAATATCGCTAGCTAATGATTTCATATATTTATCTAGCTGTGGTGTAACTTTGGCATAGCTGCGATAGATAATAACATTGCCAGTTTTATAAAGATTATTTAAAAAACGTTCTGATCTTTCTTTGCCATTAACGCTTCTAAACCACTGTTGATAGAATTTTTCAACACTTTTATTTTGGTGAACAATACTTATTCCTTGGCTACCAAAATCACCCATTAGGTCTATAATATTTCTAATAATACCTACTTTATCGTAGGCATCCATACACATTTTAATAGCTCTTCTTTGTTGGGAAGGAACAGCTTCTGTGGGCCTAAAAGCATAGTAATCTTGCTTGCTGTATCCCGGCTTTACTGAAACGTTTGGTTCTATATCGATAAAATTACGATAAGTAGAACCTTGGGATTTAGGCAAACCAGCATAAGATTCAACGTTGTCTGTCAACTGCGACATAGCCTGTGTTTTGCTAAGTGGATTATCATCAGACCAGCTTATCATATCTTTATTGTCGCTCATGTTTCCCTCAATTGGATTGTAATTGGATTAACATATATTAATACACATCTTTCATGTTTTCTGTAAACCAGTTGGGTCCAGTATAAAGCTTTTCATTGCTATTTTTAGAATTATGACCGCCGGTTGCAAATCCACCGTAAAAATTATATATTTCTTGTGTTGGGGTTCTTTGTAAAACTCTAGCAGCCATGTTAGACATTAAAAGTGCTGAATATCTATCTTTTCTCATTTTACTTTTTCGCCCAACGCCAACAATAACTTCTGGAGTATCCCATCTATCCCGACCACTATTAGTTTGAGTCATTTGTATCATGGATAATTCATCTTTTAGTTCTTCAATATCTAAAACGCATTCTTCTAAAGTGTCATAATTTCTATTTTTAAACTCATCCTCTATGTTAGATAATCCTATAGATATAGAATCAAATGAGGGAAATAATAATACTTTATCTTCTAAGTCTTTTCTTAATCCGTGATTAGCTTCTGACAACCATTCGTATCTAGCAAATTGACACATTTCTATTATATGCAATCCTCTTTCACCATCTGTATCTTTAGGCTTATCATCGTCTATTGTGGGCCATAGAGGCAGCTCATTATCTTTTATTTTATCATTATCATGTAAAGATTCCGTTATGGCTACACCGCCGCCCTGTGCGTCGATAGCTATATGTATACATGGAAATAGAACCATAAGATCTCTAATTTTTCTGGCACAATATGAATAAAAATCGGTTTCAGTTGAATAACCTTTTTTAACTACCTCTTTATGTTCTGACCTTGTTGTTGTCCAGCAATATACTATTCTCCTATGATCTGGATTAACCTCAAGAACTACTATGCTAAAATTATCTACTTCTGAAGCTGGGTCTACTCCAAATATATATTTTTTGTTAGGATCTCCCATTAAAGAAGCGTGAAAATTAATAGCATTTCCTTGGCTATCTTTAATATTGCCATTGTCAGATACAACGCAAGACTCTATTAATGACCTTTTGAAGAAACCTTGAGAATCTCTTGTGAAACAAGCACCATATTCCATTTGATAAATACCAGCATGAACGGTGGCCTTTGATCTAGCAACTTGATCAGCGTCCATAAAACCGGGAGGTAATAATTCATAAGGAATACGCACAATAGAATACTGAGTCCAATCAAAATTTTCTGGTGGATCTTCTCCGCTAAATATCTCTCTTAATTTTGATATTTCGCCCCTACTTTTTATTATAGATTTCCATTTTTTCCAATATGTGGCAAAATGATTAAAGTCATAGTACGCTGTACCAGATAATATAATTTGATTGTCTTTTTGATCTTTTGGCGATTCTTCTGCTAGTATTTCTACACCTAGTTCTTTAGCTTTATTTTGCGCTGCTAATCTCTTAACATTTGCAACTGGATCTGCACTGACTGCCGCAAAACCAGCAACAACATTTTCAAAAATATCTCTAGGTATGGACGCAAATTCGTCAGCTATAATGTCATTTGCTCTTTGGCCTCTAATCTTTTGTCCATCACCAAGAGGCAAGCATGTTATTGTGCTATCATTTATTTTCATAACACATCTATCAGTATCTCGTCTAGGACCACTATCTGAGTCACATATATCTCTTAACATTGGAGAGTTTCTCCAAATAGTTTCCATGTATTCAAACACAACCTTAGACTGTCTGAATGCAGCACCAACTATAACTATTTTACGCCTTGGATACATTAATGCTCTTAACATAGAATATGTGGCTAGCTTAAAGGATTTGCCAAAACCTCGACTAGCAATAAGCATTGGGAATTTTCTTTCCCACAATTCTTTTATTATTAAACTCTGAGATGGTAATAGTTGTATGTTTAAGATATGATGAGTAAAAAAGGAAAGATATTCTGGCCTACTCATTAACCAAGCTAATCTCATATGAAAATCATCTTCTGATGGTCTTACTATAGCCATTGGATTAAATAAATCAGCATCTATAGTATCTAATCCAAGCCAAGCTTCATCGATATTTTTAAACTTTTTCATTGATTAAAATGCCAATTTTTAAGTACCGAATCAGCAAAACCGTAGTATACGGCCTCATCTGCTGATAAATACCAATCTCCAGATTTTAGTTTTCTGATAAGATAATTTTTAACTTGCTTATCGCTAGGTTTTTTACCAAATTTATCTTTAAAGAATTGTCCTTCAACACACCTCTTAGCATATATCTCAAACATTGCTATTGCGGTTTTTCTCTCATAATCAGCAACATTTTGTGCGCTTAGATAATCTGTATTTATATCTGTTGATCCATAGTGACACATAAAGTGTGAATTTGGTGTCATGTATCTATAATCAGCAGCTTGTAAAATAATACTACTCATAGAAGACGCTTGACCGTAAGCTATGATAGTTATATAAGATCTAGACATTTGAATAGCATCAAATATAGCCATGCCATCAGACCATTCGCCACCTATACTTTGCATGTGAATAGTTATAGCTTGATCACTCTTCATATCTAATCCTCTAAGATTTTTAATAAAGGTATTAGACATTCTATATTCAACGCCGGGGTTTTGATTGTCTTCAGTGTGATAATGATTATGTAGAAATATTTCTCTTGTTGCTATATTAGCTCCATAGTCATGAAAATCTTTCAATAGTTCTGGTTCAGCCATCATTTCTTCCTCCCTATTGTGTACATTTCATTAACTCTTTTTAAAATACTACTTACTGCTAAAAAAGCATTATATTTATTACCACAAAACAAAATATGTACGTTATTGTATAGTTGAAATTCAAATAAACATTTTAACATATACTTGCCCGTAATTTTTACAGATGCTTTATTTTTTATTGGTATTCTGGTTTCTTCTGGAAATTTTGCTAAATCTTCTAGAGAAAATTCTAGAACTAGAAACTTGTGTGGGAAAGATTGCATTCTAGCTATTTCATCTAAAAACGCATACTTCTTTTGTCCCAAGTTAACCGCCAATTCTTCTACGCACCCTTTTCTTTCTATACATAACTTATCTTCTAATCCTAGTATGCTATAATCTCCAGTATCTAGTTTTTGTTCTATCATACCGGCGCATGTGTTATGCTCTTTAAAATAATATCCATCTTGCTCTCTGGTATCTTTTATTACGGTAAATTGTGGAGCTACTTGATAAGCCATTTTATTTCACAATTTCTAAAAAGAGAGCTTCGTAGTGATGTTCTTTTCCGCGTATAGATTTATGGCAATTATAACAAAGCGTTATGCCATTAGATATTTCATACCTTAAAGATGAAGCAGTTGACCATTTTTTAATATGGTGTACCTGTAAACACTTTTTATATCCACATCCCGGCATCATACACTTTCTCCCATCTCGTTTTATAACTTCTTTTCTAAAAGACTCGTATGCTGGATCATCATAATTACGTTTCATAATAAATATATTTTATCTATTCTACATTGTCGTTTAATTTTTCTACACAGTATTCTCATTTTAATAGACGGATCTTGAAAGACTATTGATGTAATTAATTGATCAAACGCTGTTTTACACGCATCATCTGGATCATTGGCTGTAATAAATATAGTTGGAAATGGACTATTATATGATTTTAAATGTAAGTGTTTAATTTTACTATAAATACTAGATATGTCTAGCATTATTCGATAACTTTTCATTTATTCTACTATCTATCATAAGTGAAATTAATTTTTGTAAATCATGTTTTGGTGTCCAGCCCAACTTATTTTGAGCTTTAGTTGCATCTCCCCTTAAGTAATCTACTTCTGCTGGCCTTACGAATTCTGGATCACAAAATACAAAATTCTCCCAATTATATATATTAACATAGTTAAATGCCATATCTAAAAAGTCTTTTATAGTGTGTGTTTTACCAGTACAAATAACATAATCGTCTGGATATTCTTGTTGTAACATAAGCCACATAGCTTCTACATAATCTCCAGCATAGCCCCAATCTCTATAAGCATCTAAATTACCAAGTCTTAGTTTTGGGAAAGCTGATTTTAAATCTGAATAATATATATCTTCACTAGAGAAGCATAAATGATCAATACTAAAATTATTGTATTCTATCCAGTTTATAAAATCAACAATCCAATTGGTAATCTTTTTGGTAACGAATGTGTCTCCACGGTGTGGGCCTTCATGATTAAATAATATTCCAGCACTAGCATGTAATCCATAGGCTTCTCTATATAATCTAACCCCATAGTGTGCGGCACATTTAGCTATTGCGTATGGTGACTGTGGAAGGAACTTAGTGTCTTCATTTTGGAATTTATTTCCATTGTCATCTACAGAGTATGAGCTACCAAACATTTCACTAGATGACGCTTGATAAAACCGAGCGTCAAACATATTTAAATCTACAATAGCCTGTAGGATATTTAAGCAGCCTTTACCAGTTATATCCCAAGTTAGAGCGGGTTGCTTAAAAGAGACTGCAACGTGAGATTGTGCAGCTAGGTTATAGACTTCATCTACGTGGTCGTAATTCTTAAATACATTTATTATGCTACTAATATCGGTTATATCCCCTTCGACAAGGGTAAAATTTTTATTATTTAAATATGATTTAATTCTGCCAGTAGTATCTGTGCTGCTTCTTCTAGCAACACCTATTACTGTATAGTCTTTTTCTAGTAAAAGATCTAGTAAGTGACTTCCATCCTGTCCAGTAATTCCAAATATTATTGCCCGCTTCATAGATTCTCCTCTTAGTTCGAAATGACACACTTAAGACTGCGTGGATGCTGAAATGCTCATATTATTGTCTGCATCCAAATATTTTTGTTATATTGTTTATATTTATATGGTTAATTTGTATATTGTTTTCATTAAATATGATAGACCAAACACGCTCCCAAGCACATGATATTAATTTATCTTCTGGTGGCTTTGCTGAATTAAATATATTAGAATTTATAATTTTATTAAATGTTTTTTTTGATATTATAAATGAATTCCATATTGTCATTAAAAATTGACTAGGATCTGTTTTTGGAAAATCTGGATTTAAACTATAGAATAGATCTCTATGAGGGATTCCCTGCGACCATCCAGAATAATTATTATTAAATACATAAACATTATTTTCGTTCACATCTGATATTTCTGGTATCAAATTATTTATTAAGATACTATCTTGCATAAAAATAAAAATATCATGACTATCTTTGTATTTGTTAAAACAGTGAATATACGCTCCGTATTCATAGTTTTTATTACATATATCTTCTATTAATACATTATTATATTTTGCCATACTATTGAAATAGCTTTTATTATCAGAACAAGAATCTACTATATATATTGAAGATTGAGGATATAGAACATTTATATTTTCTATACATTTTTCTATATATAAACTATCTTTACAGCAGATAACAAACGCTATAGAATTATTCATAATATTTAATATTTATTTCATTATTTATAAGTGATACTAAAAAAAGTCTTAATTTTTTATAATTTAGTTTTTCTTTTGCTAAAGATATTACATTTTGATTATCTTCAAATAATATAATATTATCTATATGTTGATCTTTGACATAATCTTCTATATACATTATCTTTTCATTTGGATTTGAGTTTTCTAGTCCTTTAAAAGTTACAATATCTTTTTTTATATTATTAGCATGTAGAAGTTTGTATATTTTGTTTTCTACCGATTGCGGCCTAGCACTTAGTATTAGTATTTGATATTTTGGATCTTTGGTGAATAATTCTAAGTATAAGAATATAGGATATATAATTTTTATTCTATCTAAATTTATATCATAAAATTCAAGAAAACTTTCATTATCTAAATATTCGTCATCTGCTATTGTTATTTTTTGTATTTCAGTGGGGTGTACTAAGAAATATGATTTATTGTTATGAGTTCTAGTTCCTCTTGGCGACCATATCCATATATTTTCTGTTGTTTTTGCTAAAGTATAATCAAAATCAAAAACAACTAAAGTGTTCATGATAAGATTCTTTGCTTAATTTCAGAAGAGCTAATCCCCTTTGTGTATGGTATATATATTAATACTATATTATATTCCTCAAGCCACTCTTCATTAAAACCCATTTGCTTGTAGTAGTCTTTATGCGCCCAATCATCACCAATCGCTATGATATTTGGTTTAACTGATAATATGGTTGGTCTACTATCTTTACCAGATATATTTGGTATAACCTTTGTTACATATTGACAAGAAAGTAATGACTTTTCTCTTTCTTTATAATTCATTATGGTTGATGTTTTATACTCAGAAACAAACTCGTCAGTATTCAATGCAACAATAATAGTATCACATATGCGTTTACATTGTTTCAAAAAATTAATATGACCATAGTGAAACAGGTCGAATGTTCCGCCCGTGTATAATATTCTTTCCACTAGTTTTTCCTTATAGTTAAAAGCATATCGTCATATCTATTTTTTATACTTCTAAGATCAGTTATGTTGTAAGTAAAATTAGATGGAATAAATTTTATTAAATAGTCAAACCAAGCATAATCTTGAATATCTTCTATAATAGCAATTCCATTGGACTTTAGAAGTTTAGTATAGTTTTCAATAAAAAATATCATACTTTCCAGTGTGTGTGGACCATCATCTATAATGATATCATATTTATTTAATTTATCTAATAAATTAAAATCATAAGCATTAGCGACAATGTGATTAATCCTATTATTATCTATGGCATTAGAGCAATCATTTACATCTATAGCATCTATTTGAGCATTTTCAAAATAATCTCTCCATAATAATATAGATCCTCCACCATAAACTCCCACCTCTAATATATTAGTAGCATTTTTTTTATCAAAAAATAAATCATTATAGAAGTTATCTATATATGAATGGACAGAGTTTTTATCTGTTTGATAATTTTTAGATTTAAATAATTGTGATAAATTCATAACTACTCCATAATAGTATCTGGTGTTAAAAATGGTTGATCCACTTGGCCGTCTTCGTATTTATGAAAAGCACTTAATCGCTCTTGTTCTTTTATCATGGCTAATCTCATCTTTTCCATTTCTATTCCATACTTTTTCATAACTTCTGGATTTTGTATAAGGTTAGCTACCCAAGATGTGAAACTTTGTTTGCTATCTTCTAATCTTTTAATTCTTTGCTCTCTAGTACCCTTCATTTCTCTTAACATGCTAGCTTTTTTACTTTGTAATTCGCGGTAGTCACGGTTCAAACTTTCTTGGCTAGCCCGTAACGCTGCCATCTGACGCTCCATATTCATTATGTAGTCTTGATCTCGCTGATCTTTATCCAAGGCCCGCTCATCACGAATTATTTTTTCTATAACGCTCATCTCATTAATGTTGTCTTTATTACTTTTTAAACATCTATTCATTAATATTTCTAGCTTTATAACATCAACAACTTGAAGTTCTTCTGTTGGAAAAACATCATCTTTAAATTGTGATATAATACGGCTCCAGTGATACTTAAAAAGTTCTAACTCTTCCGTTGTAAATTGAGATTGTAATTCAGTCCAATAGGGGCGATCCTCTAATTCGTAAGCCGCCTCTTCTTCAGAAGTTAATCCCCGTTTAAATTTTCTTTTTATGAAAGAGTCTACACTTTCAACGTCCCTGTCTAATTTTTTCGCAATGTCATGAACTGTTAAAGAATCTATATTACTAGATATAAACCTTTCTTCATCCTTACTGATTCTACCCTTCTTCATTTGAATGCCCCACTACAATTTCCTTAATAATTTCTATAATATCTTCTCGTCGTTTTTTTGGAACGTATACACCGTTAATAATTTTTAAATAATCGGCGCGATAGCTTGGTGGTAAATACTTATTTATTATAGATTGTATGTGCTTGGCATCTATACTATCATCGCTATTTTTAATTACTTGTGGTAAGAATTCTTCGTTAGACAATGACTTGGGTTTTAAAATTTTCTTTTTATCTTCTTCGTCTTTTATGTAATAGTTGTCTCTTATAAAGTTTTTTAATCTATTGGATAAGTGAACCGCTAGGAAATTTTCAAGGGGCCGTTTTTCGTCATATCTTTCTAAGGCGTCCATGCATATAATAAAAGCCTCTTGTTTTATATCCTCAACGTCATAACCATAAAAAGTATACTTAGCCGCCGTTCTATCTATAACAACCATCATCTGGTCCATTACTTCTTTTTCCGTCATGTTTTTGGGTATCTTCATCAAGCCTCATCCTTAAAGATTAATGTTCGCCACTTTGATCCATCATAGTACTTTAAGGAGTCATCATTTTCATCATAATAAAGACAACCTTTTTTAGCTGGTGGAGAGGGCGAAGGATTTAGTTGAAGAGATGGGGTGCTAATTTTTTTAACATCCAACTTGCTTGTTTTTAGAACTAACTGCTTGGTATACTTACATAAAGCATCAGATATTAAATCTATAAAAGTTTTATTTTTAAAACTAATAGATTCTACGTTGCCATCTAATCTTCCAACAACTGAATTTTCTTCAACAACAAACGAGTGCGGAATAAAAGACTCTATAGACGTTATAATTGAGTTTTTATCAGCCAAACACTCTATATAAGATTGTGGATAAGTTGAATGAACAACTAGATGAGAGCAGTCTTCACATTGAAATCTTGTGCAAATTGTCCTGTCGAAAGAAATTTCTTTGTGGTTTTTACCAGCAACCATAGGACTTCATTTAAGATATATCTTATCATTATGTTGATATAGATT